TGTCGCCCCTGTGTTCCGAAGCGGGACTTCTTAAGCGTAGCCTTTACCTCAGATCCGATGCGGAAGCCATGGTCATCCAATACGAAAGATGCCTTGGCCTTGCGTCCAGTGAGCCAGATACGGAGGGAGTAGGCATAAATCATTGCCTTCCCGCCTGGTGTCATATATGGTTCAACCATAGCCTCGGATGGACTTCGGGTGATGTTTGTCTTCAACTGGTTCAGAACCAAGAAGGTTGATTGAGTGTTCGCAATAGGGACAGTAATTTTACTCATACCCTTCGCAAGAATTCGTGCCTTCATCGCCATTGATGATTGAGGGTTGAAGTCTCCCTCTACATCGCTGATTGCTGGGGTTAGTGCGAGACTATCCCAGATGAAGAGCATTCGGCTCTCGTTCATCTCAAGCAAAGACTCGATAGTCTCCAGAACGAACTCAACGCTTTGAGCCTGAACATAGACCAGAGTGTCCAGATCACACCCTGCTTTCTGTAAGAAGGTTGGGTCAATAGCGGACTCAGAGTCAAAATAGACAACGTCAATGCCCATCTTTTGAGCATTGGCTGCTACTTGTGCGGCCATATAACTCTTACCTGACGCCTCAAGTCCTGCGATCTCGACCACCTTTCCTACAGGAATTCCTGCTAGTTGGCCCCTGGCGATAATACTATCAAGCCAACGGGAGCCTGTGGAAATCCAATCCTTTACCTCGGTGGGGTTCTCCTCTTGTAGATTGTGTGCTACTGCCTGACCGGACTTCTTATTAATCATAGACCGGATGTCTGCGGCGGATAGCTTTCCAACTTTTGTTTTCTTTAGTTTTGCCAACGTTTTCTCCTGTTTGTAAAAGTGAGGCACCTGTAAACCCGTGCCTCCCTGCGGTAAAGATTAGCTCTCAAGCTTGAGTTCACCAAGCTCGGTCTCTAACGTGGCTGTCCAGCCGTTCAAAGAATCTGGGTTGGCACTTAGAACCTGTGATACAGTTGTCTCTACTTGCGTGGTCAAGGTAACCTCACCCCACTTGTAGTCCCACTGATCTAAGTCCATTCCAATCCAATTCCCATCACTGTAACCATGCTCCTTAAGAACCTCGGCAACGTCGGTGGGGTTCTCACTATATCCCTCCAAGTATCCGCCGTCACGCATCTCTTGAATAATAGTGTTATCTTCAAACGCAGGATCTGTCACGACGGCTGCAACGGCTGGTACGAGAGGGCTTTCCTCAACTACCCATCCGTGATAGTCGTCGTTATAGTGCTTCACATCCGTGCTGTCTTGAAAGACAAGCGTGACTGGATGGTCGTCTGTTACATTAGCTTTCTTGATTTTATCTTGTAAGCTCATTTAGTCTCCTGTATGTTAGTAGAAAAGTGAGGCATCTGTAGACCCATGCCTCCCTGCGGTACGGAGAAAGTGTTTATGCTTTCATTAGGTCGCCAAAGGCGTCATCGACTTTACTCTTGGAGGAAGTGGTAGTGGTATCTCCACTGCCCTTTCCGAACTTCGAAGTCTCAGATGAGACGCTCTCTGCGTCTGACTGGCTAAGAAGAAACTCATCCAAGAGTTGGCCCACCTCTTCGGGGGTCTTCTTGTTGAAAAGACCCTCAAACTCTGGGATGTTGTCGAGCAACTCTGCACATCGCTCGGTCCCGCCGACAGCATCATCACAAAGTGCAGATGACTTACGTCGTGGAGTTACTCCAGTCTGTGGGAACTGGGCACCAGCGGGCTTACCGTAGTTGATCACAAGGTCAGTTCCTGACTCGGGATCGGTAATGTCGCCATACTCTGGGTTAAGAACAAGGTTGAGAAGCTTCTCATACACTTGCTTGCCGTATCCCCAGATACGAACACCCTTGTCTTCCTCTCCTCGAACGAGGACTGGTGAGAAGAAGCGCTGGCGTGCGCTAAGAGACTTAGCCATCTTGATTGACTCTTCGTCTCCATCATTAAACAGCTTGCGAACGAAGCTGTCCAACGGGTCTTGCGTGCCAAAGTTTCTCTTTGGACTCAAGAAGCCGGGGTTGTTGCCCACGTTATAGTGGAACCAGAAATCCTTGAACGGGTCTCCGTCCTTGGTTGGGACAATGCGAAGCGTTTGCTCGCCATCCTGGGGACGCCAAAAGACATCGGAGCCAGGATTCTTGTTTTGTAGTTTGTTGAGTTTCTCTCTCATTTTATCTAGGTCTAAACCCATTTTATTCACCTCTATTAAAGTTAAAGTCAGAGTGACAAATCTCTCACTCTGCTGTATACACTATACCAGATGTTTTACCCTTTGTCAAGAACAAAAATACTTTCTTCCAGTAGTGTTTCTTTTACCTCTCCGACAACTGTGTTCCAGTTGAAGATGCGAAAACCATCAGTTTTCACCTCCCAAACCAGTTCGAGGTTGTCTTTGAGAAGTCTATCCTTGCCGTTGCCCTTGATCTTCGACTGAAGAAATTGCTCAGGCAAGTCTGGGATCTTAACGAACGTCATTGTTCGCTGCTCTCCATTTTGTTTTACGAATGTTCCTGTGTGTCCTTTAACTGACGTCATAAGCGCCTCCTTGAACTATTGAACTATGTGCTAAGACGTACACAAAGTTCTTGTCATAATTTGTTGAATAAATTCCATAGCTTGTTTTGATTTCGTTTTGTTTCACTTGTTGTCGGATCTGCTTGAACAAACCGCTGTCTGTTTCCAGATCTTCCTTCTTGATAGCATAATAGTATCGTAACTCACGGCAGTTGTCAAGAGAAAAAAACAATTTCTCTTCTTCTTCCTCCAGGTCATAAAATCCAAAGGTGGAAATCCTAGCAGTTTCGGGGGCTTCTCCAAACGTATCCGTCACAGAATCAATGTGATTGTAGACGTTAATCATGTGAAGAGTGGAGACAATCATGTCATTCAGTTTGTCGTGGTAGCCAATGATGGATACTTCCCCGATGGCTTCCTCGACTGTGGTGTTTTGGACAATCAACATTCTTTGGAACACTCCTGAGCGAGTATACTCTTGAAGAACGTTGAAGGTGACCCACTCGTGATTCTTCTTTGTCTCTGATAACAAGGACACATCGGGTCGGATGTATAGAATATTAATCCTGCAATCTCTAATGTGCTCAAGGATTCTCAATGAAGCAGCCGAGACATCTCCTGAACCACCTACCACAAAGAGGACGTCTCCATTCACACCCTTCAGGAAGTTCTTCATACTAGGACACTTCTCTTCATACTTCTCGGGTCCAGACTGCTTAGGGAGATTATAGATCCCATTCTTCTTCAGTCCCTTGAGACCCACGTCAATCTTATAGATTTTGTATTGTGGGTATTGAGAGAACCTGTCGGCAATCCTACAACCTGCTTTTCCTAATCCAATTACTGTATCCATTATATCCTCAACTCCCTCATCAAGCCGTAGTTCTTTCCAGCGTTGACATTCACCTTGTATTGACCAAGCTCAGTGTTGGAGAACTCTCTCACCAAGTCAATCAGCATTTCCCTGTCCTCATCTGCGAAGTCGAGGACAAGGCTATCGTGCATACTCCAAGAAATAAATGACTTTTTATCTTTTAACATCTCGTGTATCTTTATCATCCTCCGCAACAATAGGTCGCTTGTGGTGCTCTGAACGATGTAGTTGAGAGCGTGGTGGTCGTCTGCGGGGATGGTCCGATCAAATGCTGTAGTTACTTCTTCTCCGTTCCAATACTTGTTCTTTACCTGGTCTCTATTATACACTTTTTCTGCGGAATGTTTAACACTTGGATTGTATAACCAGGAGAAAATCTCTTTCTTTGCTTCCTCTCTCGTCATAGAGCGACCGAAGATGTTCTTGATGTTCCAGTCGTGAATGTCCTCTTGAGGCTGTGGATGTCCTGATAAAGCCAGGAGGGTTCGGAGTTCGGCTGCGTTGAAGTCCAACTCGACGAACCAATCGTTGTTTGGGTAGAGAACACTGCGGAATTTCTTGTCCATCGTCAAGATGGGGAAACTGTTTCTCTTGGTGGTAAGCCTGCCCGTTTTTGTACCGAAAAGGTTGTATCTGATGCGAGGTTCTGCGGCTTGCATCTTCTTTACCCACTGACGCACTCTGTGCTCGACGAGACGGTGCCTTAGAGCGCCGAAGTCAAGGTTGAGTGGGTGTTGGCTGATTTCGTCTATAACTTTCGTTAGAGAGCAAAAAAACGCATAATTCTTTGGTTTTTCTCGGGTTTTGAATACATGGTCTGTTATCTTGTTCTTGAGGTCACAAAACTCCAAGAGGAAGCGTTGTGGAACCAAATCGAAGAAACAGTTCTGGGTTAGGTCAATCTTTGATAGCTGGAAGGAACGGATGAAAGATTTGAGTTTTCCGCTTACTCGATCCCAGTCGTCCCGTAGATGGGCGGGACAAGCAGATTCAAGATCATCTCCGCCAGCATAGAGATAGGCATAATCAATCTCTCTATCAGCAAGAAAAGAAGAATAACTCCAGGTCCGAGAAAGTCCTTCAGGTATTTCGTCATAGATGAGGTTTCCATTTAAATAAACTCCTACACATTCTCTTTTGTCGTCTAAGGTCTGAAAAAGCAACTAGACACCGCATTCATTATAGTTTTGGCAAAAGCGCAGGTCTGCCTTGGATGAGGTAGACTTCTGCACCTGTTTATTAATATAGCTGATTGCTTTGCTAAAGTCAAGTCTTTTTTCTAATGACTCTGCATAACGTAGAATGTAGTTGAATTTGGTCTGTGCTAAGTTTGTCTTTTCTTCTTTCAGTCTCAACTGAAGATATGTCTTTAGCCAGAACTTGTTTTTGAATTCTAAATCAAAGCTCTCTCTGGAAGAGAACATTCTGTCTTCTTTTTTCTTTATGACCTCTCCGCACTTTCCAGTCTCTAGGATGGTAAAGGTTGGCGAGAGGGTGATTAGATTATCGTAAAATGAGTAAATCATATTCTTGAGGTTGTCAATATCAATAGTATAAGTGCGTGTGTAATATTTGTTAAATAAATCTGCTGCTGATTGAATGTCGTACTTCTTCATATACTCGCCCATTTGTGGAGAGCCGATGTCGGCTACCAAACGCCAAGGGGAGTTCTTGTCCACTACGAATCCAAAGTATGCTGCGGTGTCTCTGTAATAATTGAAGTTTGGATCGTTAATCCATTGGCTTCTGAATGACGGGTCGTTCTGATCTACTTCTGCGAGTTCAATCATCAATCCGCTCACAAGTGGGGTTGAATAAGAAGACTTTGCAATCTGAGATGTGCTGAAAGGAAAGTGAGAAGAATATTGATCTGTAAATAACGAAAATTGTTTTTGGAAGTCTACAATCGTTTTGACGTTAGAGTTTTCTGAATCATAAGAGAAAAATGAAAGCGTCGATGTAAACAACGAGCCCAGTTGACGTGCATAATGTGCATCAAAACTTTCCCAAGCTTTCATCGCCTCCATCTTTATATTCGTCTGAGTGTTTATCTTATTAAATGTTACCGCTCGTAAATACCGAGTTCTAAAATCATTGTAAGCATCCACAACAAAGTTTACGGCCAAGAGTTGCTTGTCGGTGGTGTCGAGTTGTTTTAGATTATTCATTCCGTCTAGGATAATTGGGTTTTGATTCTGATCTACCCTCCCATAGTGTCCCTTGTCGTACCACATGTCAAGCAAGGGCGCACCGCCTGAGAAATCGTTTTTCTTAAAGGCGTCTTCGTTCGTAAAATTTATATATGAATTTAGTGTTTTTGCCATTGTCTTTTATATCTTTTAGAATTTTTGTGTCCGATCATAAGTTTTTGTATTTCTTACTGCACTTCGTTTTGCTTTTTCTGTTTTGAGTTCTTCTTTATCTGTTTGTATCTTTTCCTCGCCTAGCTTTGAGACATAGTTCAAGATCTTGGAGGCTCCCTTGGTAACTGTCTTGGTTACTACAGCACCAGTGTCAAGGACGGCCTCGCCTGCTCTATGGACCGCAAGTTGTCGAGGGTGAATAGGTAGAGGTGCCTTCTCTCCAAAAGTTTGCCATAATGCGTCAGCCTTTGTTCTCCACTCAATTCTGTTTCCATTTGCTGAAAGAGTGTTAGATACCTTGTTTATCAAAAAATATCCTCCAATGCCAAGTATCATTCCCCTTGTTAGGGCACCTGTAGCAAGACGTTCATTGCTTGAAACTCCCCCAAGTTGAGGAAGGCTAATATGAACGTAACGACCTGGTTTAATGGAAGTGTTTCCTACCACTGAAAAATTGCAATGATAAGGTTCGCTCAACTGGGTTGTATCATCTAAAATACCACCCTCTTCTGCTTTGGCTTCCAAATAAAAAGGTTGGTCTGCTTTAGAAAAAGATATGGCTTCCAATGGTGTTCCCTCTTGACCAACCGGAAGGTGGAGAATCCCTTGTGCTAAGTCTTCTCTTTTATTCCCACTTAGCCAAGTTGGCTTTGTAGAGACCCCATAAAAATAAACAACTTCCTGGTCCTTTGAAGGATTCCAGGCGGCGATGTGTGCTGTGAGCAAGCCTGTGATGTTTGTCTCGATGGCTTCAACTGAAATGGGGAAATCTTTGGAAAGAGAAGAGTATTCCACGTTCACTCTCACCTTGTTGCTGACCTCTCCATTTGCCAAATATCTTGTTGGAAAAATAGCTGGTACAAGCTGTGCTGTGACATCTCGGAAAAAGTGCTTCATTGTATATCTTGTTTTTAACTTCTTAACAACGTTGCTAATCCAAAAGTCTGACCACAGTTCCATCGACACAGGTAAGTCTGCCACATTAACACGGAGAACTTCAGTTGGCTTGAGTGGGTTGAATACTTCTACTTCTCCCAAAACAACTCGTGTCTTTCCTCTTTGATTTTTTATAGTCCAGAAATCTAACTCTAATCTATCTCCCTCATTATTATCGTGGAGTATCTGTAATGCGGTATCTATAAGATCTCCCAAATAAAAATATGATATGTTGTAAGTATCTCTACCGCCTGGAGGGTTAGACTTTTTTCTTTCTTCTATCTGTTGTTGTAGTGCCTTTAATTGTTCTTCGTCACCAGCAGTCCTCTTCTTCAAGCCTTGAAGTCTTACAAATTCCGAATCTTGTTGCTGCCTCTCTTCCGTAGTGCTACCTCGTAAAGTGAGACCTCTTTCAAACTTCTGTTTTCTAATCTTATTAGCAAGATCTGTACTCTGGCTCGTTAGATCTTCTCTCCTTTTTTCAACATCCTTTTCAATACCATTGATTTTTGCTTGAATGGATTTTTGTTGTTCTTGGTTTTTATCCTTCTTTGCTTTCTCCAGTTCTCGTTTTAGTTTGTTTATGTTTCCACTTTCAGAACTACTATAGGATGTGACCGCCCTCTTCTTTATCCAAGGCATCAAATCATTTTTTGTGTCCAACGGGATGGTATAAATTAGGCTAGGCTTGATTCGTGGGTTTTCGAAGTCTATGGCATTGGCTCGTCTGCGGAGGGATTCGGCCTCATTGATGTTATAAGCAACGCTTGTATTTACTTGGGATGTTCTTGTGTCAGTCCTTGCGCCGCCCAGGCCGCCAAGATCTAAATTTTTAGCTACAGATCTCAAAGTTTCCGCTCTTGGGTCTCTACCCATGAGGCGGGTGAAGATCTGATTATAGGATTGAGCACGAAGGTTTGCTTCATCCAGGCCCCTAATTGCCTGTGCTCTTGCCTTTTCATCGACGAGGCCGATAAAACTTTCATATTCTTTTATGGCGGCCATACCGTTGCCATCTTTGACCAAACCTGCTTCTTGTAAATCCTTGATAACTTCATATGATGCAGCCACTTTGTTCGTCATGCCGGACGTCTCCTCAAATTTTCGAAACTTGAGACGGAGATCTTCGTTGGTTTCCAGATTTTGAAATTGTGGATTATCCTTTATAAATCTTCTAAGATTTTGAGCAGCGTTTGTTTCCCCCACCTCTTTGAGTGTTTCCAAGTCGGCTTGGGATTTCAATAAATCGGCGTCGTCAGAAAGCAAAGATGTTTCAACTGAGCCGTTGTAGTCAATTGTTATTTCAAACGGCATAGAGGGAACATCTGTGGAAAAGTCTATCTCATGGCGAACCAACGTAAGGAAGAAGCTTGTTGAAGAGTTCTTTATTGCTGCGTGCAAATTGTTCATAAACTCTTTTTTATTCTTCTTTTGTATTCCCAAGTTCTTTATCATATCTCGTAGAACACTTTTGTCTGGTGTGAGATATCTAACGTCCACTCTTATTCTAAACTCTTTATGGTCATATCTTTGATGTTTTGTCCTGACTGGGCGTTTAATCAGATCAGAAAACGAAACCTTGTCTCCCTCTTTATCTGTATATTCGTGGAAGAATGCATCCATAGAAGAACAATAAAGTCGTAATTTACAGTTGATAAAATAATCTACTTCTGCGGGTTGAGTTCCCAAGTAGTCGAAAGAGAATTCTCTCAAACCTACTGCTAGATGGCCTGGAGATCTTCCAGCATATCTATTGAGTGGGTCCATTTTGTTAGGGTCTTTGAAGTTACTGAAAGGAAGTAAAATGTTTTTAGTTTGTCCAAAGCCTTTATTGACTACTTTATAGACCTCGACAACTGGCTGAAGGCTCGATAAAATTTCTTTCGGAACATTCTCTAACAAAGATTGTGCGGAAGCATTATTCAAGTCGTTAGTAAATGAAAGCGGGTTGGGCAACTGAGGATCTGAAAGGAGAAGGTTGTCTTGCTTTCTGGAAATAATCGTTTCACTGCTGTAGTTCTCTAACTTATCCTTTCCTCTTGCCTCAATAATAACCGGCAAGAATTGACATAAAAAGGTTTGACTGGTAAAGTCAGGTACCTTAGCGGTCTTCTTAAAATCAGCTACACTTTGGCCTGTATGCTTAGTGCCCATCTCTAATCTCCTTGCTTATAAAATAACGCAAGGACATCATCTAATGGCTGTGGGATGTAAATAACCTCACCTGGGCGATAGTCTGCTTCCATTGGCTTTTGATTGAACCAGGGAATAATCCACCAGAGTTCTGAGTTTCCATATACATTGTCTGCAAGTTTATAAAATCTATCATTGAACTGCCAAACATACTCTTGTACATCTAAGTCGCCAATCTCATCAGGAGTTGGATAACTCATTCGTGGAGTTCCATACTGAAGAAGACCTGTTACAAGCTTCTTTTTTTGTAGAAATTCTTTATACAACTCAGTTCGGTTTCTGAACATGCTTCTATTATTATATCTTTCACTTGACATTGTTTAACACCTCATTGATTGCCGCTTGTGTATTGGCGTCTGCGACGTTGGCTGAGTTCTTTTTACCACTACTGGGTTTTGGAGTGGCTTCTTTTTTCCCAACTGCATAGGGGAGAGAACGTGGGGAGAACCCTTGTCGTAGAGTTTTTCCTTCGTCTGTGTTGAAGACCCAGCCTGGTGCTGTCTCGTGGAATGGGTAGTAACTGAATGATAGCTCGATATTTTGCGGATATAGCATTCCGGTTCCTGCTTTTCCTCCCTCTGGGAAAACTCCCGAGTCGAAGTCCATTGTGTATGAGAGGCCGTCAATATAACCTTTGAGACCTGATCTTTTAGCGGAGGAAAGCTTTCCACTGCTTTCACCTGAAACCATGAAGTTCTGGAAGCGTATCTTGAAAATGGGGTCTCCTCCAACACGAACATACCTTTGCTTTACTCCCATAGATGTTTTCTGATCCATAGCAGGATATAACATTTGAACCAAATGTTTAACATTGGTGAGGTTCTTTTTTGCCTCGTGGACATCTTGAGCAACAACGGCGATGGTGATTGCAATTGTTCTCTCTGTTGATTTAGCCTTTCTAAGTGGTTCTGGGTGTCCTACGAAAGTAACTGTCTCCAAGTTTGTTGAGAAGCTATCTTGATATGACTTTATCAAAGCGGGGAANGCGATTCCCTTTCTTGCAGTCATACTATAAATGTCCAACACGAGCTTTTCATGTGTAACCATTGCTTGAATTGGGTTGACATAGGCGNCCAGATTTGTAGTATCTACTGCTGGTTTTGTTGGGCTTTGGTCGGCCATAATAAATTTTATTCCTTTCTATAAATACTTCTCAATCAATATTTTGTTTGTAGAGCTTGTCGGCTTTTCTTTGATTGATAGTCACCGATGATACTTCCCACTCTTTCCCTGTCCATTACAAGCTCGATGGGTCGGTTAGAATTTGAATTGATTAGGCCAGCCAACTTTGTTATATCAGCATCGGATATACCGCCGCCTGAGTTGTTAACTCGGTTCATTGGAGTTACAGTTGCTGGACCTGTTACAAGCTCTGATGTTGGGAGGATTTGTCCATTGGGGCCATCTCCTACAATTCCTGTTTGGCCAGCGGGGATAGTTCCGCCTTCGTTGAAGAAGCCAGCCATTTTGCCGACGCCATAGATACCGGCTGCGGCGAGGCCGATGCCGCCAAGGCCGAGGAGGCCGAGAGATGCGCCGCCAAGAACACGAGCAGCGCCTGCTTGGCCTGCTTTGGCGGCGGCGAGTTTTGCTGCGGCCAGTCCAGCGTAGGTTTTAGTAAGCTTAACAACACCAAAAGCTACAGAGGCGAAGATGCCGAGAGAACCGTTCATGGCGTCATTTACTTTGATAAAGACGTCTAAGATTCCCTTCATAAGGTTTAGAGCNGGCTCCANGCTGATAGCCAAGCCCATCATTGTTACTCTTAGNTTCTCCATGATGTCTTGAGTTTGTTTTGCCATAGCGGCCAGTTCTTCTTCCCTATCGATTCTTTTTTGGACCGCTGGGTCATCTAGGCTTGTGTTAAAGAACTTGGCGGCGTCACCTACGTTCTGGAAGCCTGCTGCGTTGGCGAAGGCTCTCTTTTCAAGTCTTCCCATTGCGTCAAATGATTTTCCAGAAAGGTCAAGAGTGTCTCTCATTGCTTGCAACCTCTCTTCTTCTGTGGCATAAACCATATTCAAGCTGTTTAGATATGGACCACCGAGGATTCCATTTAGCCTTGCGGTTGCTTGGGCTGCACTTTCAAAAGTATCAAACTGTGCTGCGATGCCAACAAGGCTTTGCATTGATAAACCTGTGGCTCTTGACTGAACCAAAAGCCCTTCAAAGACTTCTGTCATGTTCTCGCCGTGCTCCATCAAGCGTGGAGCGAGATCGTTGAAGTCAGATATTGCACCATTAAGGTCCATGTCCAAACTTCGGGCAAGATGTACAATTGATTCCGTTGTTTCCATAGCTTCGGACTCGGTCATTCCAAGTCCCTTGGTCATTGTCTGTATGGAGCCTGCGGTTGCATTTGCGTCCACGCCCAAGTCCATTAGAACTCCGGTAAATGATATAAGTTCAACCCTGGTTGCTTGGCTGGCGTCTTTAAAGGCTGTCGTGTTCTCAAACAGGGCTGCTGTTGCGTGGCCTGCGTTTTCAAGGTTGAT